AACTCATTTTTGTCGGAAATGGAGGAGAAGGAAAAACGGTCTTCATTCAACGACTTTTAGGAGAGCAATTTAACAAACGATACTTACCTACCCCGACAAACACCAGAGTGTATCCCATTGAATTCAATCACAATGATGAAGCACATGTTTTCAATCTCTGGGACATTGGTGGTCAATTCGTGTTGAAAGATTTCACTACGGATTATACGGGTGCAGATTGCGCCATCATTATGTTGTCCGACAACAAAATCGGCGTAAAAATGTTAAAAACGTTTCAAGATAGAATCAATCAATACTGTGGTAATATTCCCACCCTTATTGTCTTCAATAAATGCGACCTTGCAAGAACCGTCGATAATTACAATCAATTGATTCAAACAGAAAACAACGTTTTACTTTGTTCCGCAAAAAATCAATTTCAACTGGAAAGCCCTTTCCAAAAACTGATCGATATGATGCACAATAATTAGACCGTCAAAATTGCATGTTTTTTTATTGGGCTCAATTGAATTTGATGACAATATTGACATGTTCTTTCTTCAACGATTTCACCGCCGAAATGCTCAATTCCTGTCTCTTCTTACGGGTTTTGTTGTCGGGGTCGGCAATCTCCAGATTGCGTTTGCAACTGAAACTGGTGCTGTTGCGGGAGTTCATGTCTTGTAAAATGGCATCATAGTGAGCGTCGATGTATTCGAGAACTTTGTTTTCGATGACCCATTTGAAACAGTTCAATTGGGCGATGGTGGATTCCAAAAAGAGCGACTTTTCTTTGTCAAACAAAATAGGGGTTCGCTGATGACGGCAAAAAATGTCGAACCGTTTTTTGCTGAAACTCTTCAGTTTCAACTTGTATTGGTCATGCACTTTGAACCGCATCATTTCGCCGTTGCCCGTGTTGGATGGCAATTCGTAAATGGTGTAATACAGTTTGGAGTAGTTGGTGATAAACCAATCTATAATGCGAAGAGAAATACGGGATTCCCCGTTGATGATGGACATCATCTGTTGCAACCGTTCCGTTTCTTTGTAAAATTCCATGAGAGAAATCAGGAGAACATCGTTCTGGGTTTGGTTGATGGCTGTGTTTAATGAAAAAGACATTTTTATTATAGTTTTCATTAAAATACCCTTTTATATTGGTTTTCTCTCGAATCATCTTTGAAATCGCCTTCCGATGAGAGGTCTTTCTTCTTCAGTTGGTTGTGGTGGAACAACAGGTTTGGGTTTTTCTTTTGTGAAATTTCTATTTAAAAGAAAGTCGTCTATGTCCGACCCCAAATAATACATGGATGTTGCAACCATATAACCGCCTTTAAAAATAATTTGAAGAATGGAGGTAAAACCAAACACAATAGGGTAAAAAACAAGGACGGTCAAACTATCAGGCACGACCAATGTCGCAACATCTACCGCCTGATTCAAAATAACGGTTTTGAATACTTGGGCATGTTCAAACTTCAAATACGGAACATGAATTTCTGTTTGCAATCGATGATTGAATGCCAAAGGCCAAATGAAAAAATTAATCCAATACATTATAGGTGTTGTATAATGTATTTGTTTATGTTGTTTGCAATAAAAAAAGGGTTGAGTTTTGTTATAGTTTAAAGGCAGACATGAAACAGGCATGATATATTCTCAATGAGGGTCAGTTAATTTGGCAACTTCTTCTGCAACTTCTTCAATGAATCGACCCACAATGATATTATTTCGATCGTTTCTAAAAACATCATACAATTCTTGAAAAGTTGGAATCATCTCTTTCAACAAATTATCAACTTTATCACACATGCTATAATAATAAAAATCTTTCAACGGTTCGGTTTCAATTCGCAAACTATAATCCACATTGAGTCGTCTGTCGTTAGAAATGTAATGGAATAATTCTGCGATACAAATAATCCGTATGATTACTAAAGGCGAATCAGGGTGCAATCTGCTAAAAATATTGTTTTTGAAAAAGGCAAGACGTTCCTCATACGTTTTATGTTCGTCATTGTTTCCAAACTTGCACATGGCGTCTTTCAAGGAAAACCCATAATGCTTGCTTAACTCTTGAATCGTTTGGTTGCGGTTGCAGTCGTTCATTCCTTTGGTTTGGTTTGGTTTCTTTCTCCAACAAAAAAGGTTTTAATTTTTTTTGGTGTGATTCAAAAAAAACGGACACTATAGTAATTGATTCCACCCATTCGCAATAAAAAAAGGGTTATAGTTTACAACACATAAAACAGGCACAAAGCATGATATATTCTCAGTGGGGATTGGTTGAAGTAGCAAGTTCAATTGCAACATTTTCAATGAATCTACAAACAAAGAGGAAATTATCTCGATTGCTTCTAAAAACATCATACAATTCTTGAAAGGTTGGAATCATCTCCTTCAACAAATTTTCAACATTGTCATTCATGTTATAAAAATAAAAATCTTCCAATGGCTCGGTTTCGCATCGCAAACTGTAATCCACCTTCAGTTTGTCTTTAGCGATGTATTTGAATAATTCAGTGATACAAACAAGTTCTATTGTGTTTACAGGTGAGTCGGGTTGCAATTTGTTGAAAATGTTGTTTTCGAAAAAGGCAAGACGTTCCTCATGCGATTCATGTTTACAACTGTTTCCAAACTTGGACAGGGCTTCTTCCAAAGAAAACCCGTAATGCTCACTCAATTCACGGATGGTTTGGTTGCGTTCAGTGTTCATTTCTTTGTTTTGGTTGCTTTATCCAAGGAAAAAGGGTTCAATTTTTGTTGCGTCAAAAACGACAGACACTATAGTGAACTTTGCAAAAATATGGATTCAACTGAAAATGACCAACATCTCGTCGCAACAAAAAAGGGTTTTGTTATAGTTTTACAGCACACACAAAACAGGCACACAAAACAAGCGGGGTATTCTCAATGAGGGTTGGTTGAAGTAGCAAGGTCGTCCGCAATTTCGCAAATGAATTCACCCACACAAGTATCGTCTGGTTCTTGTTTGAAAACATCATATAAACACAATCGATTGCTTACTTCCTCCAACAAAGTCAAGACATTTTCATACATGTAATCATAGTAAAACACCTGTAAATCATAGTCTTTGTCTCGCAACCCGTAATCCACATTCAATTTACCCTCTTGAATGTATTTCTCTATCTCTTTCATACAAACCGAGTGTATGGTTTCATAGGGTGAATCGCGTTGCAATTTAGTGAAAATGTTGTTTTTGAAAAAGGCAAGACGTTTCTCAACCGATTCATGTTGAACCAGATTTCCAAATTTCCACATTGCACCTTTCAATGAAAACCCGTAATACTCACTCAACTCACGGATTGTTTGGTTGCAGTTCATTGTTTGGTTGCGATTTCCAAACATGGACATGGCTTCTTCCAACGGAAACCCACAGCACTCGCTCAACTCACGTATGGTTTGGTTTCGTTCAGTGTTCATTTATTTGTTTTGTTGCTGTTGCTTTCCAAAGAAAAAAGGGTTCAATTTTTTAGCGCCAAAAGCGAAGGGACACTATAGTGAACTGCGTAAAAAACTTTAAATCTGCAATAAAAAATGTATTTTTGTTGTGTTTCATCGAGGGACACTATAGTGAAGTGTGCAGAGTGTTAAGAAATGCTTCCGTGGAAAGGCTCTCATGTTTTTCGCACAAAAACAACAATTTGGATGGTGTAATGTAGGTTCTGCCATTCAGGTCAACGGAAAGGTCGATGTTGTCAATCAAGTGTTGATTGGCGGGGAAGAAGTTTTTGATAATTTGTATCGCATCTGTTTTTCTCAAATAGGTAAAGTGAATGGGGGTCAGTCTCAATTCACGGTATAATGCGGGGTCTAATTTGTCTTTGTGATTGGTGGTTGCAATCAAAATCATTCCCGAGTAATTGCCGATTCCGTCGAATTTGGACAAAACGAAACCCAAATCCAAAGTGGGCTCTTTTTCCTTCTCTTTTTTTTCTTGCGGTTTTTGGATGACAACAAAAGATTGTTTTTCGTTTTCGTTGGTTGTCAAAATAATTTCGTTTCCATGACTGTTGTTGTTTTTATGGTTGTCATCATTGTCTTCGTCTTTTCTATTCATGTTTTTCATACCCACATCAATTTCATCAAACAAATAAATGCAATTGAATTTGGTGATTTCAACCGAATCAATTGACGAAACATTTAAAATCGCATCCAGTTCATCGTTGTTTTTGATGGTGGTGAAAGGTATTTCAATGATGTGTCTTTTGTCATACAACGCCATTGCCAAGACCGTTGATGTTTTTCCGCACCCGGGTGTGCCATAAAACAGGTATGTTTTTTTTCGTTTCAATCCCGTCTTTTTATAATATTCGACGTTTTTCAATTTGTCAATGTCTCTTTTGAAAAACTCCACATGTTCATTTTGCATGAAATCAAAGGTTTCAAACAATTCATTTTCGTTGGAGGACAACAATGTTTTTTTGTATTTTCCGTTTCCCGAATAAACAAAATGAAATATATTGTTGTTTTTGGTGTTTTCTGTTTGAATAGTCCCAATGTGTTTTGAATACAAATCATCAATGTATTTTTGTATATCGAGTGTGTTTGATTTCACTGTGTAATAAATAAAATTTCTTTCTTCTTTTTCGTGTATTTTTTTTTCTCTTTCGCATTCCAAAACAATTTCATCCAGTTTTAAATATTTTGCAACAATCAATTTGAAGTCTTTTGATATTTGTATTTCAGGTCTGGCAACAAATGCAGCGAGGTTATTTTTTATATTGTATGTTTTTATTAAATGATTAATAAAAATAACAACTACTTTATTGTTATTTTGATTCTTGAGATTAAAATTCAAAGGAGTAAAACTTAATTCAACAACGTATTTGTATTCATTGTTGTGTAAATCAATGTATTCTTCTTTTGATTTTTCCAAGAATGTTTTCAGTTCTGTGGTTTTTGAATTGAGTTCATACACAATACTATTGTTATACGTTAAAACAGTGATGAAAACATCGTCTTGCAATTGTTTGTTGCAAATATTGGGTGTCAAATAAAATGAAATGGGTTTTTCATCATTTATTGGTTTGTTTTCAATTATTTTGTATTGTGAAAACTTGTATTTATGAACCAACAAATAATTAAGAATCATCATTGTATTGGGACACGATACTGAACCTTCAATTACGCTTCCAGTGAAAGTGATTTTGTTTTTATAATCGTCAATCAAAACGCCATCTGTCCATTTTTTTATGTCTTTATAATAACTTTCAAGAATGTAATCGACTTGGGATGCAGAATAGACAACCGTTAAATAAAAATCATGTTCCAATTCCAATTGTTGAACAGGATTGATAGTAATAGTGTCATTGCCATTGTAAGTAAGCGATAATTTGTTTTTGTATTTATCAATCAAAAACAAATGAATTTGGTGGGTCAAATAAGGCATGGAAATTTGCAGGTTGTTGTTTATGGTGGATTGACTATAACTGAACTTGATTTGCTGTTTTTTTTGAACAGGAAAATATTTATAGACATTGAATCCAGAATAATAGAGTGCAATCGACAGCACAAACAAAACAAGCGCAACAATGATTGTATTGTCATTGATAAAATCGGTAAAAACAATTTGGATGATTTTATTAATGACAATGTTCAACAACGTGTTGTATTCATTTCCTATATTGACCATTTTTAAAACTTGCGAAGTCCAAATGGGTGTCAAAGACAAAACCGAGTCTTTGATTTTGAAAATAAGCATATCGTTTGCTGAGGTGGTCATGGTTTGAGGTTGAGTTTTTTTTGTTTGAGAGAATGAAATCAATTTTTTACACGACACTATAGTGTCATTTCGCAAACTTGTGAAGTGTATATAAAATATAAACTTTTTTATATTTTATAATAACAGAAAAACAACCAAAAAACACAAAACACGTTTAATTGGAGTAAGCAACACCAGCCATACCAGACATCACACGAAGCACGTTGTAGTTGACACCATAGACTCGCACTTTGGCAGTGGCAGTTCCAGAAACAGTCGCGGACGAGAGAACCAGTTGAAGCACGGCATTGTCAATGCGAGAGAAGTTGCAGGTGCCTGAAGGCTGGTGTTCTTCGGGTCGGAGAGCGAACGAATACACGTTGATGCCAGTATCAGGACTGCGGGTATGGTGTTGGTAAGGTTGAGCGACATCGAAGTAGGTTCCTTCACGTTCAGTCATGCGGTCTTGGCCGTTGAGTTGAAGTTTGGCAGTCACACAAGGATTCTCACCCCAGCAGTGCATGTCCAAAGCGGTTTCAGAGAGAACGAAGGTTCCAGCATCAGACACATACGAACCAGAGGGTGCACCGTCAGTGGCACCGAAGGGTTGGTAGGGGTAGGCAGTTCCATTCCATTCGGTGGAAGCAGAAACACCGGGGACATCACCAGCACCCGCCATCTGGAAGAGACCTGAGGCGTTGATGAAACTGGCAGAACCTGAACCGACAGTGTTTCCGTTGGCACCAGTTTCCTGAGGTCCGCCGAAAGCGTGGACAGCGTTAGGAAGGGCATCGATGGCATCGGTGTAGTTGAAGGGTTGGGCGCCGAGGGTTTTGTACAACACGGAGTTGGACTGAAGGGATGAACAGTAATCCACGTTGGCATCAGGTTGCACAACCCAAATCAATTCTTTCACGGGGTGGTTAAGATTGAGTTTGATTTTGTTGGCAGATGAACCGACGGATTCATCACCAGTGAATTGGAGTTGTTCAATGAGGTATTCGTGAGGATTCTGTGCCATCTTGCGGCGTTCATCCGTGTCCAAAAAGATGTAGTCCATGTAAAGCGAAGCAGCGACCAAAGATTGCTGGTAAGCGGATGACACGGAGACCACACCTGAGTAGGCGGATTGAAGGGTTTTCACAGCCCACAGACATTCACCAATAGGACGGAAATCAATGTTGATTTTGACTTCGTGGTATTGAAGAGCGATAAGGGGAAGAGCAAGACCGGGGTTGCGACAGAACCAAAACAACAGAGGAATGTAAAGAGTGGTTTCAGGAAGGGCATTACGGGGTGCGCACACCTGAGAAGGTCCACCCGAAGAAGCACAAGGTCCAGTGACGTTGGCGAAGGTGGGGTCAGTGATGTAGGTCAATTGAGTGGTGTTTCCGATAAGTTTGAAGTATCCACGAAGTTGTTCAGCAGTCTGGGTCAGTTGATTCCAGATGTGCATCCAATCACCGTATTGACGGTCAATTCGTTGACCTCCAATTTCAACTTCAACTTGTGCGATCAGCTGTTCACCGATGAAATCCAACCAACGGGCATAAACACCGTCGTTGTAGGTGCCAGAACTGGAAAGCATAGACTGGTTGATTTCAGGCAGAGTCACTTGCAGGTAAGTGCGATACACCAAATCTCCGTTTCGGGAGATGGTGCAGGTAACTCGGCGACCAAAATCAGCCTGTCCATTGAAGGTCTGTTCAATGGATTCCATGGCAAAGTTGGTGTGTCTTCGGTAGGATACTTTCCAAAAAGTAATCTCAGGTGTTCCAGTCAAAAAGATATCTTGTGCGCCGTAAGCGACTAATTGCATTACCATTATACCAGAGTATGACTTACAAAGGATTTCCCCAATGTATTCTCCCCGTGCTTTTTAAATAGGCACAGAACTCTCTCGAGTTGGTGTAGACTATATCTTAAGGAATCATCATGATTTGCTAAATCATTCATCCCCACAATCATTTAGTCGTTGAACCTTTCCCCTGTTCTTGCATGGCGAACGGCGGGGACTTGGCTGCGGATTGCCCTATAATTCATACGTTTTTACTTTACCGAATGGGATTAACATTCGCCACTGCAATATTTCTAAAACAGTTTAGTAGTATGAACCTTGAGGGTTTTCCCGCAATTTGGTTGTGTTGCCACGATACGGTTGTATTTGACACTAACGGTATAGTGAAATACAACTGTATCACGACTTGCCTT